GGCGGCTTCTTCTTCGGGTGGCGCGAGTTATGCTGACATTCTAATGCTGGGAGGCATGTAACAAATGGCGACTACGACTATTAAGCGGCTTGGGGCTATTGCTTCGTCGGGTGTGATTGGTACTGCGGATACGTTGTATACGACTCCGGCTGCGACGGGGACTGTGGTGTCCACGATCACGGTGTGTAATACGTCTGCTTCTTCTGCGACGTTCACTATCTCGGTGTCTACTACAACGTCGTTTGTTGCTGCTGGTTACATCGTGTATCAAGCAACGGTGGCGGGTAACGATACGGTGGCGTTGACTATGGGTGTGACGTTGGATGCGACGAATAAGTATCTTCTTTGTTCGGCGTCGGCGTCTACGGTGTCGTTTAGTGCGTTCGGGACTGAGACGGCGTAATGACTCTCTCTCGGGTGAGTGGAAGTAATCTTGTTACGCAGCCTCCTGCTGCCGCTTTCTCTAACACGTCTACGGGAACGTATACAACGTCGGGCGTGAATTATGCGTATGTGACGTTTACGGCGAGTGGCACGTTGACGATCACTCGTGCCGGTTTTGTTGATTGCCTAATAGTCGGCGGTGGTGGCGGCGGTGGTGACCGTACCGGTGGCGGTGGTGGCGGTGGAGGAATGTTTGACACTACCCAATCGGGTAAACAATCTGTATATCTGCAAGTGGGCACTTATTCTGTAACGGTGGGTGCGGGCGGTGCTGCTGTTTCATCGAATCGTGGCCTCTCGGGGACTTCTTCTCTTATCGGTTCCATTTATTACGCATTTGGCGGTGGCGGTGGCGGTGCCGGTGCGAGTGACGGATACGCATACGGTCTGCTTGGTGGTTCCGGTGGTGGTGGCGGTGGTGGTGCCAATGGGGCAACAGCAGGCGTAGCCGTCACCGGTCTAGGGAACTCGGGCGGCGATGGAATCGGTACAGCCGGTAGCGCGCAGCGTGGCGGTGGGGGCGGCGGCGCTAGTGCTGCGGGTACTGCTGCTTCTACAAATGGTGGCGCGGGTGGCGCTGGTCTTGCTAGCAGTATTGCTGGTTCAACTCCGACAACTACTTACACGGCTGGCTCGTTTACCTTTGCCGGTGGTGGCGGCGGTGGACCGGGTAGTGGTAACGGCGGTGCTGGTGGTACTGGTGGCGGCGGCGCTGGCGGTGTGAGCGCAGGATCAACGGCTACTAGCGGGACAGCAAACACGGGCGGCGGGGGTGGAGGTAGCGGATCGTATGCGTCTACTACTGCAACGTCGGGTAGCGGTGGCTCGGGAATTGTCATTGTGCGAGTGAGGACTAACTAAATGGCTATCAACCGTGTCTCAAGTTTGACGGCGAATCCTAACGCTCCTGCTGCTGGGAAGTACGCGGCTATCTCTGGCGGTACTTCGACGACGTATACGTCGGGGGGTGTGACGTTCAACGTTCAGTCTTTTACTGCTAGTGGCACGTTGACTGTCGCTAATTCGGGTGTGGTGGATGTGCTGCTGGTGGGCGGCGGTGGAGGCGGCGGCGGTGTTGGAGGAAACTCATTCTCCGGTGGTGGCGGTGGTGGTGGCCTAAAGTCAATCAACAGCCTGTATCTATCTGCCGGGTCTTACACCGTAACTGTTGGCGCTGGCGCTGCTGGTGGATCAGGAACTGCAAACCCCGGTTCTACTGGCGGGTTCTCTCAACTTGGCACCATCTCCGTAATAGGTGGAGGTGGTGGCGCTGACGGAGCAACAATTTCTCAGCGGGCAACATCTGCGGCTACTGGCGGTGGTGGCGCTGCTGGCGCTCAAGCCAACGTGAACGGCGTTTCTATTGACACAACGGTGGGCTTTGACGGTGGTGCATTGTCAGGCTCAGGTGGTGGTGGTGGTGGTGGTGCTGGTGCCGTAGGTGGTGCCGCAACTATTGCCACGGGTGGCGCGGGTGGGTCTGGCGCGTCCAATAGTTTTCAGACTGGTTCTGCTCAAACTTACGGTGGAGGTGGCGGCGGGGGTGGAAACACTACTGCTGGCGCAGCGGGAGCCGGAGGTGGAGGCATTGGTGCTGTATACAACTCAACTTCTCCCGGCGCGGGAACGGCGAACACGGGCGGCGGTGGTGGTGGTGCTTCTAAGAATGGTGCACAGACCGGCGGTGCTGGCGGCTCAGGAGTGGTAATCGTAAGAACAATCACTGGCGTCAGCGGTGCTGGCTCCAGCGCAACCGGCGGCACGAGCACGACCTATACGGGTAATGGTACGAACGGAGTGCTCAATCGGAGTTATTCGGTGAGCAGTTTTACTGCTTCGGGGACGTTCACGGTGACGGGTGCCGGGTACTTCGATGTGTGCGTTGTGGGCGGAGCGGGAGCCGGTGGTCAACAGTCCACAGGTGCTGGTGCTGGCGGTGGCGGAGCCGGTGGGATGCTCGACACGACGCAGGCCGGAAACTCGTCGATGTATTTGGCGACTGGCTCGTACACGGTGATTGTGGGCGCTGGCGGCTCCGGTCAGTCCTCTAACTACAACGGACAGAACGGCGTCAGCAGCCGCATCGGACCTTTCTATGGCGTGGGAGGTGGAGCAGGTGTGGCGAACGGCAACACAACAGGCATGTCTGGTGGCTCTGGTGGTGGTGGTGCGTGGACGAGCGCTGGCGGGACTGGCACAAGCGGACAGGGCAACAACGGTGCCACGGGCGTAAATGTCAGCGGCACCAGTTGGGCCGGTGGTGGTGGTGGTGGAGCGAGCGCCGCAGGCGCAGCAGGCACAGGCACGACGGGCGGCGCTGGCGGTGCTGGACTGGCTTCCTACATCACGGGCACAAGCACAACGTATGCGGGTGGCGGTGGAGGCACGGGCTACACCGTCAATGGAGCCGGTGGGACTGGTGGCGGCGGTGCAGCAACTTCCAGCGGAACGGGCACGGCAGGCACCGCGAATCTCGGTGGCGGTGGCGGTGCTACTGCTGGAACGACCGGCGGTAACGGTGGCTCGGGCGTCGTCTATATCCGCTGGGCAACGTCCTAAACAATTAATCAAACTACCTAAGAAAGGAAACAGTTATGCCATTCCATAATGCTCACGCTGCGAAGGTGAACGAGCACGGTGTTGTTGAGCAGGTCATCGTGATCCCGTTCTGCAACGACAATGATGCTGAGGTCACGGCCTACTGCAACGCTAACGGTATTCCGGGCAAGTGGCTGGATACCTCGTTCTTGGGTTCTCGTCGCGGGAAGTACGCGGGTGTGGGAGACAAGTACGACGCGGAGAAGGACGAGTTCGTCAGCCCCGTCGTTGAAGCCCCTGCTGATGCTCCTAAGGCTAAGAAGTAACTCATGACGTTGGCGGCGAGATCAGCACATCCACCGCGCAAAAATGTGAAAGAACAATGCACCGTCTGCCTCCTTGTCGAATCCTTACCTGACGGGGAACGCGAGGCACTAGAAGCAATGTTCGCTTCACACTTGTGGAGTGGTGCGGCAATTGCTCGTGCGCTGGGTGAGGAAGGTTTGGGCAGGTTCTCGGATAACACGATCCGTCGCCATAGGCGGAAGGAGTGTTTCCGTGAGTCTTATACAGAAGTTGGCTGACGCGGGTTCGACTGTTCCGCAGGCTTCTAGTGCGCGGATTGTGTGGGAGTCTGGCGTTAAGTATGAGCCGGACGGTTCGCGGGTTGTCACGTTGCCTGAGATGCCTGAGATGGGGCCTGAGGGCTACCGTGAGGCTGTTGAAAGTATGGCTGGGGAGATTGCTCCCGGTATGAGGTTGAGGCTTGCTGAGGCGCGTTATGACCCGTCTGCTTGGCATCGTGACGCGCAAGGAGAGCAGGCTGTTACTAGGCCAACCGTGCGGTACAGGTTCGTTATTGAGCCTGACGTTAAAACGATCCCGGTTGATGAACTGTTAACAAGTTTGCGTAAGCCACGCGATACTAAAACGGTATCGGGTACGGCGGGTGCGCTGCTGGTTTGTGCGGGTGATCTTCAGGTGGGGAAGCCGGATGGTGATGGAACGGCGGGGACGATTGATCGTTTTATGGCGGCGCATCACAGAAGCCTTGATCGTTACCGCGAGTTGCGTAAACGCGGTCTGGTGGATGACGTGGTACTTGTGTGGGCCGGAGACTGCATCGAAGGGTCGGAGTCGCAAGGCAGTCGGCTCCTAGCACGCCTTGATTGCACCGTTACGGAAATGGTCAGGATTTACCGAAGGCTAATGCTTGAGCAAGTGCAGGACTTTGCACGGCTCGCGTCTAAGGTTCTTGTCGCTGTGGTTCCCGGTAATCATGACGAGGCGAAGCGTGTCGGGGATCAGATGGCTACGAGGTATGACGATTCGTGGTCTATTGACGGCGCGAGCGCGGTTGCGGATACGTTGAAGTTCGGCGGGTATACCAATGTCGATTTCTTGTTCCCTGACATTGACGGTCTGGATGTGACGTTTGATGTGAAGGATACGCGGATTGGTGTGGTGCATGGGCATCAGACGCGGGGCAAAATGGAAGCATGGCTGGGGGCTAAAGCGGTGCAACGCCTTGCAATTGGAACAGCAGATGTTGTGATTTCAGGGCATTACCACCATTTGAAGATTACGCAGTTGGGGCCGACGACACATATTCAGTTACCGGCGTTAGATGGTGGTTCGGTGTGGTGGGGTCATAAGGGCGGTTTGAACGCTCCACCGGGGATGGTCACGTTAATTGTTAACGATGGTTGGCGGGGATTGGAGATCATGTAATGGATGCGAAGTTGTTTGCTGATGCGGCTGGTTTGATTCGTGGGGATAGGCAGCAAACCTATGGTGATGCGTTAGCGAATAATGAACGGATTGCTGGTCTGTGGTCGGCCTATCTCGGCGTTAGTGTTACTGCGGTGGATGTGGCAAAGATGATGGTGTTGTTGAAACTGTCGCGGAGCCGTACGAAGTACCATAGGGATAACTACGTTGACGCGGTCGCCTATTTACTTCTAGCAGAGGATTTCGACAATGGCAGCACCGACTAAAGACGCCGTTATCCGTATCGGTTTTGGTTCTCTGTATGTGCAAATCATGGCTGAAGGTCACGCCGGTAACCCTGACGTGTTGGACGATATGACCCGTCGCGCTATCAATGCTTTTAAGGAAGCCGCTACTGCTGTGGTGGAGTCGGGGTTAAATGATGCTCTGGTTGAAGAAGAAGAATGAGCGAATACAGGTACTTGTTCGCTGATCTGTTAACGAATCAGATTAAGGCTGAACTACCGCT